GCATATTGTCTCAACATGTTAATTGTATCTACAAGAATAGAAAATCCTAATTCATATTCTTCTGAATAATCCATTATAGTGTCTTGTGGAGTACCATTTGTAGTTTGATGTTGATAGTTATCAGTGTGAAAGAAATCATTCGATATAGGCAATATAACAGTGTCTATATGATAATTAGATACAACTTTGTTAATCAAAGATTGAGCCACATCGAGATATCGTTTAGCTCTTGCTTCAACACTGTTATCACCATCTACAGTTCTTTTAGCTAAGTGGTAGTCAGATAGAGATATCTCTACATTTACCACATCTTTGAAGTTAGGTATTTTGGTAACTAATATATTGGCTGGTTTGTAGTTTTCTAAAAACTTAGCAAAGTCCTCAGGTGAGTAGTCTTTTGCTTCTTTTCTCTTAGAAAAGATTGAGGAAGTAAACTTCCCACTTGGTAGCATCTTAGACCAGTAGTTGGTTATGATGTATTTATCTAGGTTTATCTTGTGTAGCTTAGCTAGTTCAAGATCATCTTTAGGATCAAAGTCTGATACAATTGTACTTTCTATTGTACCCTTTTCAACATTTACTTTTCGTTCTTCTATGTAGTTTTTTCCTTCTACATTTTGATAATTGTCTTTCTCCCTAAGCTCCTTTAAGAGCTCAGTAACTTCATATTCACTTATTCCAAGTCTTTCAGCATAAAATTTCTTACTCTTTTTTTGTGTCAGTAATTCTTCTAATTGACTCAATAAGCTTTGATAATCAGACATATGTACTCATATTAGTTAAAAAAATATTGTAAAGATAAATAATAGTTTTTATATATTCCAAATAATTCTAGTTAGAGCTGTAATTATTTATAACTAAATTAGTTAGAAATAAAAACTCCCCAAGGAAACCCTTGAGGAGAAATCACAGAAAACCAACAAACTATGATTTTTTATTATTGTTAAACACCTGTTGTTGTAGTAGTAGTAGTTGGAGAAGTACAACACTCACTAGTTATTGTAACTGAAGAATCTACAACTGATGTTGGAGGAGTTTCTCTAAATATTAAAGGAACAGTTCCTGATTGTACACAAATACTAAATGTAGTAACTACATCACTTGATGTTGTAGTAGTATCACCAGCACAATTAACATACTGAACATCTACTATTGATTCAGCTATATCAATTGGACCTATCACTACATCAAAATTAACACATGCACATGTGGTAGTAGTTGTAGTTGTAGAACTAGTAGATGTACTGGTAGATGTACTAGTAGAAGTTGAACTAGAACTAGTTGTAGTGGTAGTTGAACCAGCTGTGGTACTAGTACTTGTTGTACTTGATGTGCTACTAGAACTTGTTGTAGTAGTAGTAGGAAGCACATTCACTGCTACATTAATAAAGTTTGTACACACTCCTACAGACTTCACTCTAACTATAGTTGTTCCATCAGGAACAAATAAAGCTGTATATCCAGCCTGTAAAGCTGCAGCAGATATATTTGTTGCAAATGGAGCAACATACCCATCTGTATTTGAATAAAGATTGAAAGGACCTGCGTCCCCACCAGTTGGTAAAACCAATGTTATTAATATTGTCATTTTTTATTTATTATATAATTAAGGAATAGTGGTAGTTGAAGTGGTTGTTGGACTAGCTGTAGTTGTAGTACTACTTGTAGTAGGTGCAACTGTAGTAGTTGTACTTGTTGTACAAACTCCTGTAATAGTCATAAGTTCACTACTATCTATTATTGCTAATGCACAAATAGAATACGTACAAGATGGAGTTGAACATGTATCACTAACTATTTGTACTACACCATTGCAATCTATATATTCTGCTGTGAATGTAGTGCTATAAGGATTACTTTCAAATTCATAACAAGTATTAGCAATAGTTGTACTAGTCGTAGTAGTACTACTTGTACTGCTTGTTGTAGTGGTAATACTGTATAAAGGTATATCAAGAAAATTAGTACAATCTCCTGTTGAGCTAACTCTAACAATTGTTGTATAATCAGGAACAAGTGCAGAAGGATATCCTGCAAGCAATGAAGCTTTAGAAACTCCTGTTTCAAATGCTGATGTATATGCATCAAGATTTGAAAAAAGATTGAATGGACCTGTATCAGATCCAGCTACTGTTAATGTTATTACTACTGTCATATATTATTGATTTTTTTATTTATATTATGCAATTTCTGTAGTTGCAATTACTTCATATATATAGGTCGATGGGTCAACAGCATACCAAGTTCCTGGTGGTATAGGAATGTATGCAGTAACAGGACTAGGTCCTGAATCAGTTTGTGTATCTACAGTAGTATAGCTCGAAACAGTTCTTAAAGTTCTTCTTAAAATTAATGTTGATTGAACATCTGCACCAACTGGACCACCATTAGTTGAAGATGATATGTTAGTTGTAGTAAGAAGTATTGAAATTTCGTCTCCTGTCTGTAAACCTGATGGAATAGGAAATGAATAAAAACCTTCCACACTTAATTGTGCATCTGTTGCAAAAGGATTTCCTGATGAATAAAAAGTACTTCCAGCACCCCCATTATAATTTCCAGATGGATCTGGAAAACTACCATTATTTAGAGATTTCTGACTAACAATTGTTGTAACACCTGCTCTCCTACGAGATATTTGAAAAACTATACTTGTGAATGGACCATTATTTGCAGTCCAAGATAGTGCCAAACCTGGTGCAATATCTGGTGTAGTAGTTGTACTAGTTGTTGTACTAGAAGTGCTTGTAGATGTACTAGTAGAAGTTGATGTAGATGTAGATGTGCTAGTTGAACTACTTGTTGTTGTTGTAGTAATTAAATTTATATTTAAATCAATAAAGTTTGTACACAATCCAGTAGATATCACTCTAATTATTGTAGCATCATTAGGTACAGTTGAACTGTATCCAGCTTGCAATGCAGCAGCAGACACATTCGTTGCAAATGGAACTGCATACCCATCTGAATCTGAATAGAGATCGAAAGGTCCTACATCACCTCCAGGAGGAATAACTAACGTTGTTACTATTATCATATTTTTTATTTATTTTTTTTTTATTATGGACATGAAAAACATATACCAATTGAACCACCAACGTCACCATCTGGAGCAACTTCACTTGACGTACATTTTGAACTACCTGTAATGTTTATTTTATACTGATTTATTCCATCTCCTACAAATGGAAAAAGACCAGCTGCATCAGTATAAACAGTACTTCCTGAACTTATTGTTTCGTTACCTGGTGTTCCAGTAATATCTGATACCCAACAATCAGTATCTAATGTTGCAGCACAACCATTTATAGGTTCTGGTGTTCCAGATATTCTAGAAGGAAAAAATGATAGACAACAATTTACAGCTGATATGTCCCAAGTAGCACATGGTGATCCAAAATTACCATCACAGCCTGCATCACCACCAGTTATTGTAATAGTACCTTCTTGGGCACAAACATTACGAGAGGTTGGTGAAAAGTCTCCATCTCCTACATCACTATTTACTAGAACACCTGAACAATTAATATATGAGAAATATGTAACCTGTATAGTAGGAAATTCTGGTGGTGGTGGACCAATATAAGTCACAGTGTAACATTCACAAACTATAGGAGTAGGAGTAGTACTACTAGTTGTTGTACTAGTGCTGCTACTAGTTGATGTAGAAGTACTGGTACTAGTACTAGTACTGGTAGAAGAACTGCTAGTTGTAGTAGTTGTAGGATCTGGAAGTTGATTAACACTTCCTGTAAAATTACATATAGGTAATTCAGTAGCAGTTGCAGTGAACTCACACACAGGTAACTCAGTAGCAGTCACTGTAAAATCACAAATAGGACAACATATAAAGATTTGATCATTTATATTCTCTATCTCTTCTGTAATTATCATTAAGTCCTCAGTAATGTTCATTACTTCTTCTGAAAGAATATTTACACTGTTTATAGCAGAACATATAACATTGTCAAACTTAGTAAGGATTGTGTTTAGATCATCACATGCTTTTACATCTGTACAAGGAAGTGGAGTGCTATCATATGAGACAGCACTCGTTCCTATTATTGTTGTGTTATTTGTTTGAGAACAATTAGCCATGTTTTATATTTATAATGCTGTTGTTGTAGTAGTTGTGGTTGGACAAGGGTGTTCAGTTGTACATTCTCCACAATTATCATAAGTAGTGGTATCCCCTATTGCCACTGTTGGAGATAATAGAGAAGTGCTTACTACTGTATAGCAATATCCATTTGTAGCATATACAACAGTGCCTATAGGAGTACTACTAGGTAGTGGCATATATTCAAATTCTAGTACATCACAACAAGTAGGTTCTAATTCAAATATAGAACAAGAGTCAGTAGCAAGTATTGTCAAGTTAACTCCTAATACTAATGAACCACTAACTATACATGCTGTATCAGAATTAATAGGGTATACAACTGTTCCTCCAACTGGAAGACCTGTATAACAATCTATAGCTGACCAATCGCTATCTCCAGGAGATTCACTAGGGCCTGAAGCTGTTATTCTATATGTTGAACAACTTTTAACAGTTGTTGTGGTGGTAGTTGTAGAACTAGAAATTGTTGTTGTACTAGTGCTTGTTGAAGTAGAGGTGCTTGTACTAGTAGACGTGCTAGTTGAACTAGAACTTGTAGTTGTTGTAGTAGTTGGTACACATTGTGAATTATTTGTACAAAGAGTAATTCCTCCTTCTATTTCAGAAGGTCCATCAGCAATAACACTGCCTAATTGAGCACACACATACGTAGTGCTACTTGTAATAGTTATAGTTTGAGCAACTCCATTTACATCTGTCCAATAAAATTTCACTTTACCCTCTGCAGTAAGTGAATAACAATATGCTAGACTAGTTGTTGTTGTGGTTGTGGTTGGAGCCAAAGTGGTTGTAGTTGTAGTTGTAGGTATTACAGCACAATCTAAATCACTTGTACAAAGAGCAATTCCTCCCTCTATGTCAGGAAGACCTGTACCACTTGTAGCAATACTACCTAATTGAGCACATACATATATAATGGTATTATCAATACTTGCAGATTGAGGATCTCCATTTACATCTATCCAGTAGAATACCACTTTACCATTTGCAGTGAGTGTATAACAATATGTTGGGATAGGTAATGTTGTAGTAGTTGTGGTTGTAGGTCCAGCACAACAAGTAAGTAAGTTAATGAAACTTACATTTCCTACTCTAATAACACCAGTTGTATTATCAACACATATTAATTCAACAATATTAGTTGCAGTTTGTGTAACCACTTCAGTTGATCCACAAGGAACATATGCTACACTACCAGGATTTACAGATGGTCCAACTAGTCTATATGTAGTACAAGCACAAGGAACTGCAGTGGTGGTGGTAGTTGTTGTAGCACCACAACATACAGCTAATGTATTATTAATATTGGTTATTTCATTATTAATATTGATTATCTGAGTGGTAATATTTGCTACTTGAATGTTTAATGTATTGATTTGAGTAAGTAAGTTACATATAATCTCATCGATCTTTTGTAATATCACATTAAGTGTATCACATGGTTCAGCTATAATACAATCCAATATAGGACCATTATAAAGTACATTGCTAGATAGAATTACATTAGTCTCACATGGATTTTGTCCACAACCAGTATTAGGAAGTGTAGAAGTGCATCCACAAGGACTATTTAAAACTACGTCTGTGCAACAAGGATTAACTGGTAAAAAAGAGTGTGACATTGTGTTGATTTATTAAGGTATGTACATTATATAATAACAACCTAATCCAGGTTGATAGTTTGGATGTGATTGTCCAGATCCTTCTGAAGCTACTGTTACATCAGTCTCTGCTGTTAAAGTGACATTTTCAGCAAGATATTCAGAAGGACCTTCACTTCGTAATGCACTAACTGAACCACCAGTTGTAATACCAATTGGATCAAAATCTACTCCAAGAGGTAATATAGCGTGTGTATGTGGATTAGGAGTTATTTGAGTGACAGCTGATGTACCAGGATGAGCATGTGGAGGAATTTGGTTAACAGTTAATGTAACACCATTTTGACCTAATGGTACATTCAATGTATAATTAGGATTACCTAGTGCTGGATCAGTTTGAGCAGGATATGCACTACCACCAGGAACAGCTGTAACACCTACAGGAACTCTACCTCTTAAATCAGGAGTTCCATTTATTCCATTACATAAGAATATTCTATCCCAATCACCAAGTCCTACTCCTGTACTAGAGAAATTACTTAATGATCCAAAATATAGAACCACTGCGTAAGGAACCATTCTATTACTAACTGCACTAACACTAGCTGAATTTTCAGCTATATAGTTAGCAATATAAGCATCTAACTCAGCACCATTACTTGAATAGTTTGTTGATAAATCAAGAGCAAGAGCTCCTAGATTAACTTCTATTTGACACAATTTATTAATAACAGCTTGTACAATAGCATGTGTATCTGAAGATGCTGTAACACCTGTCAAACATCCAATTGTATAATCAGCATTTAATGTAGTAAGTGTAGTGTTGATAAAATTAACTTGTAATTGAAGATTACAAGCAGCTTGTATAAGAGCTTTTGATATATCTACAATAGAAAGATCTTTACATGTTGGAAGATATTGCTGTACAAGGTCACATACCACTGTGGTACCAAGATCAATCTTCACTCCTGTACCATCTAATGTAGATGTAAGGAATGTAATTAAAGCTTGTTCTACAAACGATAATGAATCACCAGTTTTTATTCCTAGGACAGGAACATCTATTCCTGTATATTTTACACATCTGTCAGAGACAATCTCTGTACATCCATTGTAACAATTTGAGCAAGTTGACATATTATTTATATTTTATATTGTTGTTGTAGTTGTTGTGGTTGTTGAAGTGCTACTAGTTGACGTACTACTAGAACTAGTGGTAGTTGTTGTAGGACAAGTTCCTAATGTACTTGAGTACATTAAACCTGTTATAGTTGCATCACCCCATTCAGAATAAGTACCAATAGGATAGTAACTAGAATTAAGTAATGGTTGCAATAAAGGAGCAAGATCTTGAGAAGCATAAACCCATTGACTACCATCATAATATACACTACCAGGTAAACCTCCTCCAATATCATAAACAGGTCTACCATTTTGAAAAGGAGCATTTCCTAATAATGGTAGTTCTTCTGTATATTCGCAACCTACACCTTCTCCAAAAATACAAAAACATATAAATTCTTGAATTGTAGTAGTGCTTGATGTTGTTGATGTACTAGAACTAGTTGACGTACTTGTGCTAGTGCTACTAGAACTAGTAGTGGTAGTGGTTGGTACTAAAGTGGTACTTGTACTGGTTGTAGTACTGGTTGAGCTAGTAGTACTCGTTGAACTACTGCTAGTAGTGGTAGTTGTAGGTATAGCTGTTGTTGATGTAGTGGTAGTAGGATTTGGTACAATAGTTATATCACAACGTTCCTCTATACAAGGTTCTGGTGTGTTACATCTACTTATACATCCCACTGTAAGACGTATCACTCTACTAGAGATCATAGGTATAGTATACTCATGTAAATAACTTGGATTACAAAGTTTGTACAATAGTATTCTTCTATACATTATTAATTGAGTTATGTCATCAGCAGGCACACGTTTGTTCAACATATATGAAATATTGTTGTACAAGTTGTTACCAAGTTCTGCTAACTTACAATCTATTTTTTTAAGTAAAGAAGGAATGTCAGCACATTCTGGGCAATTCGTTAATCTTGGTGATAACATAATAACAATTTTATTTATTTGCTTTAGCAGCACACGCTGCACACATTCCATTTTTCAGCTGACATCCACAGCCTACATTAGCTCCACATCCTGAACATTGTGCCATAATTAATAAAAGTTTATTAAGTAGTTGTTACCAGAACAACCACAGTTGGTTCTTAAAAAGTTATCTAACATATTATTTGCCTGAGCATATAACGTATTTGATTCAGATTCTGCACAGTTATTAGCTGCTGCAATCGCTCCTTGTATAAAGAAGTTGATTGTGTTTAATGTAACACTAGATTGTGTTTTAAGGGCTCTATCACACTCCATCATATTTAATTGCAAAAACGCACTGTCAAACTTCTCTTGAAGCTTGTCAACACGTAATATTGTTTTCTCTACATTATATAAATATGAAGGAGCTACAGAATATCTTAATCTGTATATTCCATCTGGAAGTGGTTGATTACAACCTGGTTCTGTGATTCCTAAATTAGACGATGTAAATACATTGATTTCATCAGGAACAAATGGTAGTATTTTGGTTCCAAATCCTGGAATATCAATCTCAATAGTAGGTGCTGACACCACTGGAGGATTGGTAGGATATACAGAAGCATCTGTAACACCAAGTGTAAGTACACTATAAGTAGGGATTACTAATATATCTAATTGTAAGTTTGCCATGTTTTTATAATAATTATGCCAGAGGAATATGAGATTTATCCTCTTTCCCCTGGCATAGGTTATTTAATAATTTACTACTTCTTTATTCTTAAGGAATCTGAGTAGAAGTAGAAGTTGTTGTTGATGGAGCAGCAGTAGAAGAAGTAGTTGTAGTTGTGATACAAGGAATACCTTGATCTACTACAGGACCTAAAGCAGCTTCTAATACAGTAGTGATTGCAGCAGAAATACCACTTGTTGAAGCATTTGGAGCAGCAATAATCACTGTAGAATCTTCGTGAATATAATCACCCCATACATATGCAGATTTGTTATACTCATTAAATTTAATGTAGTAAGTGTCATAAGTTGTACCACCAGATACCCAAGACTCGAAGTTCTCATTGTATCCATTCATTCTGTAAAGGTGTTTCAAGTAACCTGCTTGGTAGCTGTAGAAGTTTTTCTCTAATTGAGCAATTTCTGCAGATGTACCAGTGGCATAAGAAGCACGTTGAGTGATGATTGGATTAGCAACAATGTTACAAGCATCTGCTACGATGAAGTCAGCAGTTGTAGCTGGACCAGCATATACAAATGTTCTGAAAGACATTCTGTCATATTCAAAAGGGAACGCTGCGATATCACAAGGTTGTCCATATTGAGTTAATGGTTTTCCTGTAATACGTAAGATTGTACCACCTACATTTTCAAATGTATAGAATGTGTTGAAGTTAATGTTATCAGGGTTGATACCAGGAGCTTGTTGTGTTAATTTCTCAATCAATAAGTTGATGATAGTGTTGTCACTTACATCAGCACATGGATTTTCGTCACAACCACAGCATGGAGCTTGGATTGTTACTGAACGAGTGAAACCATTAAAATACAATGTACTAATGTAGCTAGAGAAAGCACGTAAAGTTAACGTGATAGTTTCTCCACATTGTACAGTGAAATCAGTTACATCAGTGATTTGGTTTGCAGCTGTAGGACATCCTGATACTTTGTACCATTCTGTTACGTTTGAGTTGCAACCAGATCCAGAAGGACATCCTTTGATCTTATCAGATCTTTTAGAGCCTTGTAAATAAGTGTTTGTTCTACCTTGAGCTACGTAGAAATAAGGAGAAGCAGCAATATTCGCAGCATCAGCTACTGAATAATCGCTTCTAAAAATACCAACTTGACCTGCTGTCAAGTTTTGTGTTGAAATCGTACCAGCACTAGGGAGTGCAGTTTGCCCCACTGGAACCACAAATACTGTGGTTAATGAAAAATCAGCCATTTTATTTATTTATTAAGTTAAAAATTTACTCGTTTGTTTGTATTCTGAACTGAGCACTTTGTACTGCTGCAGCATTCTCAGTATACATTGCTAGATTCTGTACTGTTAAGTCTAACAATTCATCCTCTAAATATAATTCAAGTTCACAATCTTGATCAAATGATGGAAGACCATCTAACATTATATATCCTGTTTTATTTATATATTGAGGATAACGCATATACATTATATTTATAGTTTTAGGAGTGAATGTCCCATCTGTAAATATACTTATTTCATCAGATGCTAGAAAGTTAAATGTTTCTTGATATTCAAAACTTGGTTTATAATGATCATTATTTAATATATATTGAAGATCACCATGCTTTGCAAGATCTCGATTAATCCAAATCTTTCTATCCTTACATCTTCCTTTATCAGCTAAAACATATGAATCTACATAGAACATATATTTTGGTTCTAATTGATGTACATTAGATTTCCACTGATGTATTTCTTTATCTGATTCTACAAGAGCTAATGGTTGATGATTATAATCTATTACTAATCTTTGTAGATCTTCATATCTTTTCTTAAATGCATCCATTCCTAGTCCACTAACTACACTAATGCCATCTACCTTTTGCTTTATCAACTTTATCTGAGCCTCATTCAAAGCTAAGATTTTGTCTTCTAATTGAATCTGTTGATGTGCATTAGTTGATAGTTTATTTAGTTTTTGATCAATCTTGTATAATAAACTATCTACTGGTATCATATTCTTTTATATTTTTAAACTAGCTCCTTATACAGAAGCTAGTTTTTTAGTTTTTAATTTTCCTTCTAATACTAATAACTCATCTTGGTTATCGTCATCAGCTAAGAATTTTACTAAATCTTCTTCATCTTTAGCTACTTCAAATTCACCTTCATAAACCTTACCATTTGGTTTAACTCTATAAATAGAATGTGTTA